CGGTCGGAAGATGTTTTTAAGACTTTGATAGATTTTTTCGTGAAGCACGGACTGAGGCGCCAAAATAGACGCCTCTTTATTGGTTTTGTTCGCTTGCGCTTTGGCTAATTCGGCTGCTGCGTTCATTTGACTTTCTGTTGCGACCTGAATGGCTTTTTGGCCCTTCAGCAAAGTCGCCTGTAAAGCGTTTGAAGCTGCACCGCCATAGTCTGGAGCGTCTGCCATAGGAGCATCAGCCATAGCACCGCTTGGAGTGTTAGCACCTGCTCCTCCTGTACCTGAGAGAATAGGGTTAAGGCCCGCTGCGGCGAGATCTTTTACCTCGCGTTGGTGGGCCGTGTTTGCCATGCGCTCTTGAAATGCACGGTTGGTGGCCGCGTCTTCTACGGACCAGTCATGCGCTTCTGCTGCGTTGGCTTGAGATTGGCGGCCTGAAAGCCAGGCACCTATGATTGGTAGACCCTCGAACATTTAGCCGCCTTTCTTTATGATTTTTTCGATAATCCAGAGGATGAGCACAACCCATCCCCTGTATCTTTCGTCTCTGTCTTTTGGACTTTCCATTAGATCCTCGTAAGTCCCGGAACCGAGTAAACGGGCATCAAGCGGGCCGACGTGTTTTCGACGTACATGTCGAAAATGAAGTGAGGTTCGCTTGGGACCGCTATTACGCGGTCAACCGGGGCTTGTTCCGTAATGAATGCACTATCGAGCTGTGGAGACTCGTTGAATTCTTGGGCAAGATGCCATGCGTCTAAGCTTCCCGGGGCCGCTGAACGGAAGAGACCGGTAATTTTGGACGTTTTATAGCGATAATCTGCCCATCGCTCTTGATATCCAAATACAAGATCGTCAAAGGCTCCTGTGCCTGCCGGGTTGACTGAGACTTCTTTGCGAAGGATTGCCTGATCCCCGAGGTTCGCGAAATTTGGATAGTAATAGTCGAACCGTGTCTGACGATTCCAATGTTTTTCAATTTGCTCTTGATAGGTAATGTCTGCCCGTACCGCGACGAGACCCATGACGTAACCGAACTCTGTGAAGGATTTCACGAATCCGTTGCCTTGGCCTGACATGACTGTACCGAACGCGGACAAGTTACCTTGAGGTGTGGTGGCGCTTTCTGATGTCTGCGGAACCGGATGAATGTTGACCGTGGACCGCGCTGAGCCGAGGAATTCCGGCCGTTGAAGTCTGAAGTCGGGGTTGATAACACCATAGTGGTTGTAAAGCATTTCGATGTAGCGCGTGCCTCCGCGCATATCGAGCTCATAGGCCTGGATGACTGTGACTGCTTCGCGCCACTCGTTTAATGTTGGACCAACACCGTCTGCTAGGTCTGCGATAAGCGAGCCGTTAGGGTCAAGTTTAGTGTAAGCGACCGTCTGAACGCTAAGACCAGTGGGGTCGTTAACGATTGCGTTACTGCTCGTAATAATACTGTTGTCCGAAGATTTTCGGGCCAGCCATTTTGCTGTTGACGTTGGGTCGTTTTCCACCACTGCGGAAACGCCAATAGGAAGATTTACGTCTGGACCCTTTTTAGGAGCGGGCCGCGCCGTGGTAAACATGTCTTTATATTTTGAGATTCGACGGAGGAGATAGGTACTGAGGTCATCGGGACCGTTGCCCTTGGGAACCGGTAAAGAGTCTTGAAGGTCTTGATCTCGGAACCACTCGTTCCAGATCAGATTGTACATACGGAATGGTAACGCGGAGATGTTAGATGCGTGTGAGGGACCGACGATTGGAAGACCGAAGTTGTCCCAAAGGCTACCGACCTGAACGTGAATGCCTATTTGGGTCGCTTGATCGATAATGGGCGTAGTGTAGTCTGTCGTGTCTCCAGGATCTGTCTGTTCTCCGTGTTGTTTTACGAAGTTGTCCCATACCAACCGGTTTGGAACGAAGAACCAGAAGGTCTCTAGGTACATGTTGTCCATGAGAGGAAAGATCGGAGTAGCGAGACGTGCGAACATGTTCGCTTTTACGTTGAACGTGTCTCCGGGAAGGACTTCATCGAGATATACCGGGACAAGTTGACCCTCATAGAAGGTGTGTTTTGAACGGGATGGGCGCTTGAAAGAGGACCTAGGCCGATTGACACTCGGAACTTGAGCGAAGTGGCTCTGGAACGCTGACTTAATCATTTTTTTCTCCTTGGGTGATTTCGTTCAGTTTAATTTTAAAAAGCCGGGCAAAGGCTAAACCCGGCGAAAAACTTACTGCTTGGGACCTAGCAGGTCTTGGACCAATCCAAGACACGTTTTTACTTCGTAAGGAATGATGGCTCCTTGATCGGGATCGTATTCACCGATTTCGAAGATTGAAAAGTCCATAGGGTGTTTGCTGAACATAGCCTGGCCGTCTTGGGCTCTGTCCATGATCTCCCTTAGGAACATGCCTCTTGTCTGACTGACGACTGGATAGCCATAAATTTCAGATTTGTCGTCTTTGATAACAAAGACCTTATGTTTAATCGTTCCTAGTTTCTTAGATATTTCCATCGTTACACCTTTTCTTTCGGTTGTGGTTTAGGATTCGCCCCTTGGCTTGTGCACGGTGGAGCGGACCGTAGCCTTTTTGAATACTATCTTCTTTATTTTTGCGTAAACGCAAGTCGCGCGCGGCGCGGAATTTTTCGAATTCTTGAGGGAATAGTTCTTTGATCTTTTTTAGGAAGTAGCGCGGGATCGGATAGGTTGAGTCCATGGTTCTGACCTGACCAATGGCGAGAACGTCTCGCCAATATTTTCTGATCCACTCTTCACCTATGCCGCGTCCGAATCGGCCGTACTGAGGCACTGATACATAACTCTTTTCTGGGTCATAGATTTTGTCTGTGACGTAGCTGCCCACATAAAGGGCAAGGTCGAAGGTCACTGGCGAGATTTGAACACGCCCTTTTTTCCAAACAGACTCAAGAGAAGGACTCGTGAAAATAGGAAAGCCTTTATTGCTGATGTCACCAGTATCAATAAGATCGTCGAAGCTATGGTTAAAAATAATGCCATGAAAATGCTTCCGACCGAATTTGTCTCCGTATTCACCGCACATTACCTGCTTTATTTTTTTGAAGGTTTTGGAATATACACGGCCATGCCGTTTGGTACCTCTGTCTTTTATGTTGCAGTACTGAGCTTGGCAATACTTCTGACGGAAGTTTTTCATAAATTGGGCCCAGTCGGAGTGGTCGAGAATGCCGTCTCCGAGATTTTCGTCATTGAACGTGAGGGTAATGAAATACGTTTTTTCTGGATGCGACTCGGCCTCAAGCATGATTCTTAAAGCCTTGGAGTATCGCTGGTCTACGAGACAAAGCTCGCATTTACCACATGGAATGTCGACACAGTCGACTTGATATGCTATATCCTGAAATTGGATCTCATGGGACCTTGGGCCTCGAAATTTCCATTCGAAGCCGTTAAAGACCATAAGATTAGGTCTGGAACACGCCACAATGTTTCAGGCCTTTTTTTTTATAAGCGGATGCCGCCGCGGTCACCCATGCGCGGACGGTGATTGATCTTGCGAGAAGCGGTATTTTTCTTGAAGCTGCGGGCCGAGTGTTTACGGCCCATTGGTTTACGATATCTCATTTTTTTCCCCCAAAACCTGATGTTGATGTCTTTTCGGCTGAAAAGACAAGACTTTTTAGTTTAATTGGCTAAAAAGTCATCTGGCACAAATATAACAAGTATAGATGTATGTGCCAGACCCCGACTTCGGGGCCCCTGAATCCGGCTTCGCTTCCGTGTTCGGTCCATCCTACGGATGCGGATTTTACTTCGTATCGCGCGTTTAGCGCCGTGTTATCGGGAGTGGGCCTACTGCGGCCCTCTCCCGAACCCTCTCCACTGATCGCCGGTCGTTGACCGGCTCCGCTATTGCTGGGCGGCAAATGCTTCGCGCCGCCCGCGCTCAAACGCCGCTGTGTGGCTTTTTCGTGACAGTTAGGGATTTTGATATTGTCGCGCGCGCGTTTAGCGTTCGCGCACGCGTTTTTATTTTTTTTATGGAAATGTCACGTTTTTTTGATTTTACCACGCTCGCCGGAGGTTCAAGGTTCGCTGCGCTCTCCACCTTGAGCCTGCGGCTAGCGCGTGACTGCTGTATGAAATTAACATTTCCGGGAGGAAATTTATGAATCCAAAGATTTTGATTCTTATTGAGATGTTGACCGAAGCGTCGAGAGACCTCGGTCATGTGACTGCTCGCAAGAGCGAGCTGGAACGTAAGATTGCTAAACTTAAACGCGACCTGGAGAAACTCCAGGCCGCTGTAGATCCTGAACTTAAACGGGAGGCTTAGGCCTCCTCTCCTTCAGTTGTTCCCGGTTGCATCACCGGGAGTTTTTTGGGTTGTCCATTTTTTTTTGCTCCGGGGACCGCCTGCGGCTCGCTTGCCCCGGCCGGATTACCGGCCGCGGGCTCTTCCACTGGCTTTTTTTTATAGATACCCCATTTTACACATTGATCCAGGTTTTGTGGGTCCTGAATGTATTCAAGAAATTTCGGGATAGAGTTACCCACTTTATTTCGTAGCTCTGAGGGAAGTTGATCGAATGCTTGGTTTGCTTTTGCGACTTTGTCTAGTTGGCCTGCTACGTCGAAGATATCGAGGAACTCACCGTACTTTTCTTTGACTCTTTGAACGTGGGTGATCACGCCTGTTTTGCGGTATTTCGCCACGATCTTGTTGATATCGACTTCATCTTTGAAATGCTCCTGAACGCGGCTAGTGCCGTCGGATGGCGGAGCGTAAACGGGTACGCGTGGCGAGAATTTATTGCGAATGTTCATCGTAAGCCTCCTATTTTAGGCGTTGTCATTTTTTTGAATTGACGGACTGCATCGCGGTCTTGCTCTTCTGCGCTCTTGTGCGGTCGGAAGATGTTTTTAAGACTTTGATAGATTTTTTCGTGAAGCACGGACTGAGGCGCCAAAATAGACGCCTCTTTATTGGTTTTGTTCGCTTGCGCTTTGGCTAATTCGGCTGCTGCG